AATGCCAGGTTGGCGTCGAGCGTCGAGCCTCGATCGCTTCCGCCAGAGGTCGTACTGTAGGCGGCGTAGGGATTTAGCTCTACATCGTCTTGGCCGTCCTCATTGCGTCGGCACCGGTACGCACCACATGCCGCCTCCGCTGCGCAGGAACCAACGCTGCCTTGATTGTTTATTCCCATCACGTAGGCATCCGGTGGCGTGCGATAAGGATCGCTGACGATATCGCGAATTTCGCTGTCCGTCAGGACTTTCATGTCGATTTCTTCGAGCGTCAGGGCTTTGAGCGTCAGCCCTGGTATCGGGGCCTGCTGACTCGACATCAAGAGCCCGGTCGCACAACCGGCAGGCGGGTTTTCGAGCATCTCCTGTTCGAGAAACCGCAGCTCGTGCTCCAACCTCAAGCCGACAGATCCGGCCGGTCGCTCCATGTACCACTCCAGCAACTCGGCGTGCCGCACTCGCATTGCCTCTTGGTAATCGGGAAATGATTTCGGATTCTCGCTCACAGTCCACCTCCAGTATGTGTGCGTATCAGTTCCGCAGTCGCATCGACCGATTCCGGCAAGGGGCCAGAATACACTACGTCGCCGTCATCCGACACGAGGAACAGCACCGGGATGTCCATCCGCCCGGCTTGCTCGACGTACTGAGACATCGTCTTGTCAGTCGTATTCCGGTCAACGAGAAGGAAGTGCCCGGCTGGCATCATGGTCCTCAACTTTGCCGACTCGAATACGAGTCGCTGCGGGGCCGGTAGTTGAGTCCGGTCGCTTTTTTCTTCGACGATTATTGCCCACGTAGCCTTGATGAATGGGTCCGGCTTGGGATCAGGTTTCGGGTCCGGTTTGGGATCAGGCTCTGGATTGCCCTCGACGAAGAACGTCGCCCTTGCGGCAATCATCCCCATCCCAAGCAGTGATTCGATGGTGCGCTTGTTTCCTGCGGTATCGACGATCTCGATTCGCTCGGTATGTACCCACACGCCGTCATAGCTGATAGTGTGTTCGCCTGGGTCCGCCCAAATGAAGTGCTTCGTGGATGAAACCGGTACCGTCCGCACGCCTTCGGACCATGTCCATCCGTTGCCGTAGACTTTCGCCCCGTCTGGAATCTCGGTGGACAACTCGGCCACGATCGGATGACGGTCTTGGGCCACCTCCGGGGTGACCACGATGTCGGCAGCCGACGGCGGAATGTTCGCCAGTTGCTGCGGCGTAAGATTCGACCACAGTGTAGGTGGTTCGGCCGCGATGGCTGGAAATGCCAGACAGCACGCCAGCAGCAGAGCGTAGATGGTTCTCATTGGTTTCTCCCGTCAGGGTTTCGGAAACGAAAAGTGGCCGCGGCTGGAATTGCACCAGCGTCTCGGGCTTATGGGGCCCGTGAGATACTCCTTCTCCACGCGGCGACATCACGTCAGCCCCCGGCACGAATCTCTCCGCACCGGGAACTGACGAGAGGATTACAGAAACAGCAAAATGAACGGCATGATGGCCTCGAAGAACTTGACAAGAGCCGCGAAGAACGACTCCCAGTCGCGCCCGTCCTCCGCTTGGCACGCCTCGACTTCGTCCGCGTTTTGTGCCGCCAGTTCAACAGCAATCGCAGTGGCGATGTCCTTGGCCGACATGTCGTTGTTGATGACACCACGACGTTTGAGGTCGCGTGCTGTCCGCAAACCAGACAGGCGATTCATGCCCATTCGCCTGGCATGTCTGTTTCCGATTGGCCTAATTGCTTCGGGTTGCGGAATCGCTACATCGGTACTCATGTCTCATTTCCTCTGTCATTGGGTTACAACGTCATTGGGTTTAACGGTTATCGCTCCGGGAAGTTCGTGTCCGGCCACTTCGGCACCTATCGAGATGCCATGTTCCAGAATCACGGTTATCAACTGGTCGATCTTGGCAATTAGCTGGTCGATCTTGTGCGAGGTGCGGTCAACGTCGCCGGCCATCGCCGCAACGCTCTGTTTGATTCTCGGTGTCCTCATCCTACTTCCCTCCCGCTGTAAACTTCGGTCCGGCGATCCGGACCCAGAATCGGATATTCCCCGCTCGGAATCGGCTGGCACCGTTCGCTATCGCCGCATGGTACAGCCAATCGTGAACGTCTCGCGAATCGTAGGTGTAGGTTCCGTCGTCGCGCGGCGTGCAACACCAGTCGTGAACAACGAATCCCGCCAGGCACTCGGATTGATCTGGTGGGTAAACCCACCAGAACAGGAACGGGACTGAGCCGCCGTCGAAAACGAATCCGGTGGGCACACGAATCAGCTTTCGATGACGGTTCGTGTCTTCCGGCGTGAGGTAGACCACGTCGCTTGAGAGGACATACTGGGGGACGCGAACCCAAAAGAAAATCCGGCCGAGAATGCCGGGGAGAGGCTTGCCGCGGAGGTGGTCCGTCGAGATAACCTGGAACTCCAGCGGTTTCAGATTATCGGGACCGGCAAAATATCCGTGGTCAGGCATGGTCAGAATCTCCCATTATTTCCGCCATTATCCCAGGTTGGGGGGGCTTGTCAATAGAAATACGTCACCACGTTTCCGCCTCCGCCCGTACCAGTCGAACACGCACCCAGCCGTCACCACGCCGCAGACGGGCGAAAATAGCATCCTCGCAAAAACTCCACGCCTGTCTGTAGAGCACGCCGTACACATTGTAGACGACCCGCCACCGCTCGCAGCCTCGCGTGTTCATACGCTGCACGCCAATCTTTTCCGCCGCAGGAAGAGACGCCATCGCCGCTACCTTCTTCGCACGGCCACGCAACAACACGATGCCTGCGTGAGTCTCGCCGACGAACGGGTTGACGGCGTCGGCCGGGCACTGCGCAACGCTCTTGCTTGTCAAGACCATCCGGGAACCGCACAGCGGGCAAAGCATCGACTGCATTTCCGCGTCAGTTATCGCCATCATGCTGATCCGTGGTTAGGCGGCCGCTCTATCTCACGACCGTGGTGTCAGTCGCTCCAAGTTGTCCGCGATACGTCCCAATCGCTGACTGGTTTCAATCGTCAACTCGTTTCGTTCTCGCAGAGCATCGAGGCTTTCGCGTTGGAGTTTGAGCTGCGAATCCCACCGACCTGTTCTTTCCGACAACCGATCAGCGAGGAATGACCACGCGACCAGCCCGACGCAGAGTCCGAGCGACAAACCAGATCCCCACAAAAATCCTTGCACGAATGTCATTTGACTACCTTTCTGAATTGTGTTCAAAAAATGAGCCGCGGTGTCAGTCCTTCCGGAAGCACACGTAGGCAATGAGTGGCAATAGGTGCCATCCCGCCAACATCCCCATGTTGCGTTCAATCACCCCGTTGTGGCGTATCCAATCCTTCGGCCAGCCGTTCTCGTCCGAGGTCATCGCGCCAAGGAACTCGCGTAAGCCCGCAGCTCGTGACACCCAAAACGAAGCGTCACTACTCGGCAGCAGGAATCGCAACTCCGTTAGACCGCAAATTTTCCTCGGAAACACAGGACAGCACCAAACCTCAGCACCGTCCACCGTGTGCAGGAACGGCCTGTTGCCCTCCCGTTTCGCTGGCTCGGGCGGCGGCAACTCCAGGTCGGGACGAAGGCGGTAGCAGCGACCAGATGAGAGAATATCATCGAGAGATGTTAAGTAAAATTCGTCTACATTCCAGCACAGGAGAATGTCGCCGGCCATTCTCGCAGCCCTTAGTATGGCCTGGCTCCGCTCCGACAGTCCGCCGGCGACCTTCCACGTCCCTTTCAGCTCGGCCAACTCGGCCGCGGTCACGTTCAGTCTTTTCAGGTAGTCCGCTTTTTCCTCACTCATCACACGTTCCTTTCAATCGGTTCAAATTCAACTACCCACACCCACGGATTCGACTCCCACGGGAAGCCGCATTTGGCGTTGATAGAGTCCCATAGTTCGCGAAACCAATCGACGTAGCACTGCTCCCCGCGTTCGTGATATTCCAACATCCCAGACAATTCAGGAGCCCCCTCTGATTTCGCATCACTCGGCGTGATGTCCTGCAACCGTTCACAACGAACCGCCTTGACTTCCAGCGTGATTCGAGAGGCCCAGCGTGGCATGTGGATTGACGACTTCCACTTCCATCGCTCAGGCCCTGTGTAATCCGCCCGATATATCGCCGGAACCTGCCCGCCTTCGCCATCCATCGGTGCCCACGTTTCCCTCACCCACAGCCTGTATCCAGGCTCGCCGTAGGGGCACGGCATCTTCACCGGCTGGGGCTGGCCGTAGACATAGCACGGCCAATACGGCCACATGTACCCGTCCGAATCGTCCACCTCCCATCGATTCTCGATGTGTTTCACGACTCGCCGCGTCTGCGTCTTGCGGCCATCCAAGACAGCACGCACCTCCCATGCGATGAATCGTATTGATGGTTCTTTCATGTCATCGCTCCCTAACACTAAGTCGCCTGATCGAAAACCGAGACGTTACAATCTGCTCGCCGTCGGCGAATTCGACCAGGACGTTTCCATTTCGCCCGGCTGCGATCAGGCGGCACTGCTCGCCGAACCGGTCTCCACGCCATTTTAGGATTCGCCAGTAGTGAGTCATTCCGGCAACTCCCTGACTCTGAGATCCGCTGGCCACTCGGACGGATCGGAACCCTTGCTGTCACTGGTCACCAAAAACGCCCATCGTTTCCCTCGCCTAAACGAAACGCACATTGTTTAGTGGCCAGTGCCGCCAGTGATATTCGCCGAGCGAGAATCCCGACCTCCACGTCGTTCCGCACGGATTACTGGGACGATGTTCCGCCTTCGCAGCCGAATCGTAGATCACTCGCAGTTCCGGAGTCGGCGGACACGGAAGCGAATAGCCTTCCCGAAACTTGAACTTGTACTTCTTAAAATGTGCCTTCATGCGCTTTTCGTAATGCTCGGCGGCTCCGACCGATCGCTTCGCCACGCTCTCCATGTACGCATCGTACCGCAATGGATGGCTCGTGGTTGCGCGAAACACCCACGTTCCCCGCGATGCGATGACCGCGAACAGCAGATCCTGTTGGGCCCTAGTTACGCCTGGCTCAAATGGATCGCCTATCACAGCCACGACGTGGTCCGTGCTCGCTGACCTTGTCGCCATCTGGCCGAGTCCGCATCGAAAATTCCACTTTAATGGTCGTCGATTGCTCATCGTGTTTCTTCCCATCAATCATCCTCCGGGCAATCGACCATCACGAGCCTGCCACTATGCACCACGCCGCGTCTACCAGCAATGCCGAGTATTGTGCCGTCAACACGAACATCCTCGCCTACCAGCGTCCAGATGCCGCAGCGATAGACGACCCGCGAGACGGCAAGCTGCGTGCTGCCCACCTCCGGCCGCGATCGCATTCTGGTCGAAACCCGCCTCATACATGCGGTGAACCTTAGCTTGCGTTGCGCCGTTCATTTTGTTCCTCCCGTCCTTTCTGTGCCCATCGCCTGCACACTTCCGCGAAACCATCGCAGTGGTAAATCTCCAACAGCCCGGCAATCGTTTCCAGTCCCTCTGGAGTCGGGCCACGTTTCGCCATCGCGTCTATCGCCTGTTCGTTCATATCACCAGCCCCTGAAGAAACTCGTCCTTTCCACCAGCCCTCAGAAGTTCCCGCATGTCCTTGTACGGCTCGGGAACCATGATTCCAGTCGCCGCAAGCTCCTTCGCGAACTTCTGCATTCCGAACATCCCAGGCCAACACCACGCACAACCTGGGCAGTTCAGGGGACACGTCTTGACTCCACCCCGCTTCTCAGGCTTTTCGTCCCGTTCTCCGACAACAATAACAGGCCGATCCCTGTGCCTCCGAATCATCTTCCTAATCCATTCCTCGCCGCAGACATTACTCGCACGTCCGATAGAAGATAGGCCGTGAGTCTCGCAAGCAGCAACGTCAGAACCACCTTCCACGATGAATATCGGACCAGGATGTCGAAACCACTGCCGCGTGTAGAAGACGCCCGTTGAGCCACCGCTGTTCGTTTTCTTCTCGCCGTCGCTGTACCGCCGAACGTATCCGATACACCGCCCTATCTCATCCCGTGACGGCCAGCTCGAAAACTCCATGTTGTTCCATGAGTCCCATCCGATTCCGACTCTGAGTAGTTCGAGCGATTCCACACTCACTCCCAACTGCCGCGCTACGTCCGTTCGTTTCTGCGCTGCCCGTGAATGCTTGAACATCTTGCGACACTCGCACGTCCAGTCGGGCCTCTTCTCTACGGGCTTTGGCGCTGGCCTGACAGGAAGCGGTTCTGATAGCGTGTGAACCCATCCGCCTTTAGCAACCGGCTTATCCGATTCAACGCGCATGCACTTGGCAGTTTCACCGTCCGTCGTTCGTGTGCAGTAATCGGAATGCCCACAGATCGGACACGGTTCCTGTCTCGACACGCGAATCCATTTGCCCGATTTACTCACGGTGATACTCCGTAGAATTTCAACATTCGCGAAGCTCCAGACTATGACGGGTCGCCTTCCTTCCCCGACTCTTATTTATCGTCGCTGCCACTCTTGTTACGATCCCCGCGACGTTGCCCGGCTGGTCAGACTGGACTTGGTTGGCTGCCGATCGTGTGGGGCACCTGCTACAGATCCCACTCCGATAGCTCAGCCAGGCTATTACTCCATTTGCCCACCAACTCGCATGGCTGGCACGGTGGAGTCTTGCCGCTTGGCTTTGTGGCCTATGTGCTCGACCGGCTTGGGCGACCGTGCTCCGGTCCGTTCGAGACTCCACGAAACAACAGCGTAGTGCTATTCTGCGATAGTCTTCGTCGCCATTCGCCAGGACTGTATCCCTGCTTCGGAAACAACAGACAGGAGCAAGGAGGCGACGATGTTGCACGCCTGAATTTGCTCCTTCTCTCGCAGGTTGATGTCGGACAATCCATTTCGGAACGCGCGTCCTGCTGTTCGGATGTCGCGAGTTGCGAACGCTTGGAGAAGCAGAGTCCGCATCTTGATCCATTCGATTGGAGATAACGCTCCGATGATTTGCGTGCGGTCGATGCGTCGAGAATCTACCTCATTAAGGACAAGGGTAAGTTCTCTCTGGGATAAAGCACATACATCTGCTGTCTCGGTTGTCATTTCGTATCTCCAATAAAAAACCGCCTCACCACGGGGCCTGCCAGGCTAGAACGTGGATCGGCGGTTGTATCGCGTTCGGAAACTGGCAGGCCCTGAACTTCTGGTAAACATAGCTACTCCCATCTCAGGTGTCAAGAGAAATGTCTCCCGCTCCCGCTCCTGCTCCCGCTCCTGCTCCCGCTCCCGCTCCAGCTCCCGCTCCCGCTCCCGCTCCAGCTCCCGCTCCAGCTCCCGCTCCTGCTCCAGCTCCAGCTCCTGCTCCCGCTCCAGCTCCCGCTCCCGCTCCAGCTCCTGCTCCAGCTCCAGCTCCTGCTCCTGCTCCCGCTCCCGCTCCCGCTCCTGCTCCCGCTCCAGCTCCCGCTCCAGCTACGTACCTTGCGACTCAGCATTTTGCACCTCCCCATGATTCTATGGCTGACGTCCGAACGTAATGCGGAGACGGGAGTTGCTGTGCGTCTTTCCAATCTCCCGAATTCAATTCGCCAGTCTCATAGACGATGAACGGGTCCGTCAACTCCACGTCGTGTTCGTTGACTCCCGACAGTACGCCGGTGTAGATGTACACGAGGCAGAACAGCGTAACCTTCTGTCCGAGGTATGCTTCCAGCCCTTCGCCAGTGGTTTCAACAAGTCGTTTCATGTCTAGTCTCCCAATAAAAAAGCCACCTAACAGTGCGCGGACCCGCAAAGGTGAGAAGCACTGAAGGTGGCTTGTATCGTTGTTCGTTTGCGGGTCCGAACTTCTGGTAAACATAGCCATATCATCCGTACATGTCAAGAGAAATTTCTGCCAGTCGCTCCCCGGGAAGAACAATCAAGTCTCATCCACCAAACAGCACGTCGAATGAACCAGCTAAGTACAAGAGGATCGCAATCATCACGACAGTAGCCACAGAAGCGAAGAACCCACTGAAGCCACCTGAAGGAGACGCCTTTTTGCCGTGAAAATCTGAATATATCATTACAAAAAGCTGGACGACGACAAACAGAAGCAGAACTACCCATTGCGCAATTGTCTGAATCATTGACTTTCACATTCTCCCAGGATAACCATGTCATGTGCCGTCGTCAGCTTTTCGTTCCGTCTGCTTTCGCAATGGCAGCCTCGGCAAGGATGCCAGCTACCGCCATGAGCGCCGAATCGTTCATTCGTACGGCGTGAACAATCGCCTCGCACGCCAGCAGCGTATCGGGTAGCGCAGCGATGGCGTTGGCATCGTCCAGATATGGCGTCTGGCAGACCTGATTGTGCGGCCCCTCTCCGTGTCCATGGAACACCGTGAATGTGCCAAGGGCGTTGGGCTTTCCTGCTGTGTGCCACGGCCCTGGTGTTGTGTGACTCATCCTCACTCCTCCGGTGCGTCTGACGGCGGGTCCAGGATATTCAACAGGTCGCCCATGGCGCTCGCCGTCGCTTTGAGTTCGTAGTCGAATCCAAGCCCCGCTGGAATGGCTTCCACGAGCGCCTTGGCATCGTAGAGCTTCTTCAGTTCCGGCTTCGTGGCCTTGACTTTCACATCGCCTTTATTCAGCAGAATCTGCATTGGTCATTTCCTTTTTCCTAGTAAGGTGTTCCAACTGTCGGATGTTGATTAACCAAGTATGAACCACCGTGCTGGCCATTCGTAAACGGGTATAGCATTGACACCCGGCGATTGCTGTCGTCCGAACCGAACCGCAGCATTTCGTATCGGTGGCCTCCAACCGTGACGAACTTTGGGACGCGGTAGTTCGTGCCCTGCTTTTCACATTTGCTTTTGAATATGCCGCAGCACTGCCGCCATGTTCTCCCTGTACGTCCGGCCATGTAGAGCGAAGACATCATGAGTTCTTCCGCACTCTTGACGGCGGTTTCCTTCTTCTCCTCACGTGTGACTTCCTTCAGTTCAGCGCCGTTGAATTCGAGTCCCTGCGCCCGTCGTTCGCGCGGCGTCGGCTCGTAGCCACAATATCGGCACTTGCCACCTCGGTAGATGGCATGGCACTTCGGGCATTCGATAGTCGGCCTCGCGCCAGCTTCGCCTGGGTCTTTCGTGGTAACGTCGAGCGACCATAGCGGGTCATTTTCGAAGAAACCGAGCCCTCGTTTCAGATTTCCCCCATGATCGAGCACGATCACATCTAATTTCTCTGGATGAACCCGGCTCCCGCGGCCGATCATCTGCCGCCATCGAACAACCGAACCAATAGCGGTGCATACCTGCACGCACCCGATGCGTGGAATGTCCGTACCACGCTCCACCACTTGGACGTTGCAGAGATAGTCGATGTGTGCTCCGTTCAGATAGCGGAATATTTTTCGTCGTTCCTCGTCTGGTGTTTCCCCGTCAACGTACTCGACTCGGAGCCCAGCCTGCTGAAGTTGTTCCATCGCATCCTTCGCGTGAGAACGCCTCGGAAAGAATCCGACTGTCGGCCGCCCCTCGGCGAACTGCTTCCAGTCGCGTACAAGATCGCCAGCAAGCCCGTCCATCGCCTCGCAGACACTGTCCTTCGTGAACTCCCCACCACGTTTGACAAGTAGCCCTAGCTTGCCCTCTGTTGCTCGGAAATACCGGAATGGCGAAAGGTACTTGTTGTCGATCAGCCATTGCGTGGAAGGCCCCAGCACGATTTCCTTGTACACATCTGCCAGCCCCTTCGCCTGCGGCGTAGCCGTCAGTCCGATCACGTAGGCCGGATGCAAGCCCATTTCCTCGCGTTTGGCGTCGTGGTACTTCAGAAATCGGGCGAGCTTCTGGTGGTGACTGTGCGCCTCGTCGAACACGATCAGGTCAAACGTGAGGCGTGGCCTGTAGTGGTTATCCTCTATGAACCAACTCAGCAGCGAGTCGATAGAGGCAACCTGAATTCTCTCAGAGTAGTCTGTTTCCCTGCCCGACATAATCACGGCATGGGGCAGTTCCGGTTCCTCGCCGAATGAATTCACCGCGTTGTCAACCAGGCCCCTGCGGTGAACGGCAAAAAGACTGTGCCCACTCTGCCGTTCGTTCGGCTCCCTGTTCGCACTCGCTCCGAGAATCCACTTGGAACACCGCGTCTTGCCCATGCCAGGCGGTGCCGTGAGAATCACCCGGCCATGCTTCGCGAGCGCGGCCCTTGTGCGATCACGTAGCGATTCCTGATGCTGATACAAGGTCGGCAGTTCGATCACTTCCATGCCCTCGCAGTCTTCAGCAGAGCCTTGCACGAATCGACGGCATACTTGTGATCGTCCGGTCGTGCCAGCAACAGATGCAGGTCGTCGAACGCACGCATCAGGGCTTCAATCGTTTTGACGGTCTTCTGCCGTTGGGTATTCACCCTATCGGCGTCAACGTCGCCGGCACTCTCTCCGTGCGGATGAAGGCACTTGGCGCAGACGGTGCCGTAATTATCTTCCTTCCACTTCGTCCCGGCACAGTTCGGGCACTTGCCCAAGTCAGCCGGTTTGTCCTTGCCTTTCCTCGGCGTCCGGCTGTCTGACTCCTCTGGCTTCCCTGCCGAACTTCCGTCCTTTCCTATCAGCTTCAATGCGTCAGAAACGCTGCCAGCCTGCCCGACGCGAACCATGCGGGCCACCTTCGTCTGGTCGCCAGGATCGAGTTTCGCCAGACGCTTGATTTCAGCGTCCGTCGCCCGATCAGCGATGGCCTGAGCGGGCTTGGTGATGGACTCGATGGCCTCGACTCTTGCTCCGTCTCTTTTGACGGTGCTTTCGGAAACCCCTGCAATTTCCGATGCTTTCTCTGCTGCCGTCTTGAGCGGGGTGTCATTTTGACACTCCGCTTTTTGGCTTCCATGCCCCCCATCCTTACGCTTTAATTGGTTGTACAGTTTTCCCCGAATCGTGCGGATTACGGATGGCTTGATGTTTCGTTGCCCGAGTGCGTGGTCGAGAATCCACAGTGCGGCTTCGTCATAGCCGCCGTCAATCTTGATTTCCAACCTTGAGAATGCCAAGTTCATTTTCTTGGCTATGGCGAGTCGGTGCATGCCATCGAGAACGACGTTCCGCTTTCCGTCGTTCCAGAAGATGATGGGGTCGATGATTTCCCCATCAGATTCGATGTTTCTTTCTAGTTGTTCCAAGTCCTCTTTTTCCAGGGCCGGAAGAATAGCCTTGAGCCGTTTCGAGATATGCAGGTCATCCATAGAAGAATCTCCAGAGAATTCCGAACGTTACCAATCCCGTCGCCTGGGTTGTGGACGGCAGAAGTCGACGCCGTTCCCCGCTCCACAACGCACTACCTGGGAGAGAGTGCGCAGCTTCATTGCAGGGCCAAGCGACGGGATTGGTAACGTGCTTCATGACTCGACTTCTTTCTGGGCCACAACGCCCAACTGCTGGCGAGTATAGCGAGTCCGGGAAATGGTGTCAAGGTTTTTCCGAACGCTCGTCAACCTTTTTGTTGGCGTCAACAAAATGGTCACTGATCCTCTCTGGCGGCCCGCCTTTCCGCTGGCGACGTGTAATAGCTCAGCTCCATTTCCTGTTCCACCGCCTCGAATTCATCCACCCATGCTTTGTGAGGATTCCCGCAGCGGCCGGAAGCAACATGCGCGAACCGGTAAATCACGCCCGCGAGTGGATCGTCACTGTCCGCTACGAGCCCTTCGAGGACTCTGCACACTCGTCCCGGCATGTCAGTTGGCCGTGTGAATTTATCCATCGTTTCCTCTCCAGGTTCGTGCCCACTCTGTGGCACGTAGTCAAGCGGAATCTCCGAGGTACACCACACGCAATTCTCCATCGTCGACCTGGGCTCCGAAGAGGTAAAGCCCCTTCTCGACGGCGAGTGCGTGGAGGTTCGTGCGGTCGGTCGGTTGAAGGTCTTGCCAGACTCGCTGGGGAATTGGCAGTAGTCCAGGCGATTCGATATGCGGAAGCAACTCTCGGAGCGTGAAGTCCACTCGCTCGCCGTCGCTAAGGCCATTGACGCGATCAAAAGCCGTCTTGCCACGCTTCGGATGTTTCACGAACAGGCGGGGGTTTCCGTCGACGCTGTGAATCTCCAGGTGCTTCGTGTGAAGCGACTGAGCCAGAATGTCGAAGACCTGTCCGGCCTTGTTGCGTGCTTCCTTCTCGGCCTTCTCGGCCTTCTCTGTGGATGATCGGTGGGCCTTCGCTTTGATCTGGTTTTGCTGAACGTCGCGGATTCTGATACCGCGATCGTAGGCCGCTGTGTTGGCCTCCACGGCGCTTGCAATCTTCGCAATCATCTGGTCGTCAGGATAGGTCACTTCCTGAGACGCGAGCGTCTGAAGTTCCTGGACTGCGGCTTGATGCGATTTGGCAGCCTCGTAGGTCGAATTGGCAGCTACGTATTCGGTCTTGCACGCTTCGACGGCAGCACGGGACTTGTCCAGTTCGCGTTCGAGTTCTTCGACCTTGGCCTTGGAAGACGTGCCTTTGTCGATTGCTGCTTGCCTCGATTTTTCGGCGACTTCGACGGTTGGGCCGCTGTATTCGGCCTTGATCTTCGCGAGCCTTTCCTTGGCGGCTTTGATCTCGTTTTCCCTTGCGATTCCGTTGACTCGCGCGGTCGTCAATCGCTGGAGTTCGTCGCGTGCTTCGTCACGGTCTCGGCCCAGTTGCACCAGATCGGAGGACTGAGACAGATCAAGGCCGTCAGGAACGTGCTCCAACGGAATCGCATGATTCGCTTCCGCCTCGGCCGTGTTCTTCCGTTCGCTCGCGACAGAATCGAACGCCTTCTTGACTCGCGTTGCCAAAAGGACCGGATCGTCGGTCGTCTGGATTCCGAGTGCGTCAAACTCCGCTTGCCCGCCAGCCAGATCGTAGTAGAGCTTCGCGTCGGCCTTCGCCTCAGAGAGGACAGCCAGCGCCTTGATAGCGTGCGCGTCTCGCACTTCCGGCGTCTTGCCGGGAGGGTCGATCAGATCCGTCAGGCTGAATTTCTCGGCATCGATCGTGTCGAGTTCGAAGTCTCCCTTTCGCCTCTTCCGGCCTCCGATTGGTGCGACGACACCGAATCCCTCAACCTTGCCGCTGGGTGCCGCGTCGTGAAGCGTCACGTCCACCTTGTGACCGGCGAGCCAGTCGATGGACGAAATGCAGGTCGTCTTGCCCGTTCCTCTCGCCCCGCGGAATTCGTAGGCTCCAGGGCCTTTCGACAGGTCAATCGCGAAGGTTCCCTCGATGGGTCCACTGTTTGTCAACTCGATCTTGCTCACGGTTTCTCTCCTGTTAAGAATTATCGTTTAACCACTCATCTGTTCTTCAGCCGCCTTCAGCCGACGGCGGAATTCGATTCGCATGTCAACCAGTTCCTCTCTGGTAAACTGGCGAGACGTCTGCTTCAACGCCTCCAGCCGCTCGATCACTTCAATGCCTCGGACGGTTTCCATCCACAAACGAAACGCTACTTGGTTTCCGGATAGGTGCTTGTTGCAGTGGGAACACTGCGGCGCCACATTCTCTTCGTCCAGAACGATCGATGCGCGACGACCTGCCAGGAAGTGCCCGGTTTCCATCTGCCCGTAGCCTTCGCCTTTCCAGGCTTTCACCGATCCGCACGTGACGCACACGCATTGTCCAGGTTTCCGGAATACGTCGGTCATTTCGCCTGAAACAACGGCAGGCGTCATGCCCGCTGGTTTTGCCGCCGCCTCCGCTCGAATCAGGGCCTGGAAGTCCTTCGAGACGAACCGATTAACGTAGGTGCCGATCTGGTACTCCCGTGCTTTTTCGAGCATCTTGTCTCGCTTGTTCATGCGTCTCGTTCCTCGAAAAGACTTTCCAAATAATTCCACGCCGCTTGTTCCAGTTCCTTGTAGATCGACTTGAATGCGTGCGGATTGATTGGAACGCCGTCCCGTGTTACACGTTCGATTTCCACGACGGGCGGAGAACCAGGATAGTCGCGTGTCTGCGCCTCGCCTGGGATCGCGCAGAATTCGACTGTGATCTCTGATTCGTCGGGATCGATCTCGTATGGTAGATTCCACTGGAATTTGTAGTTTTCCATGTCACCCTCGCTTCAGTGAGTGTTTGGGCAGAAAATATGGGACTCCCACCAGAGTTGAGCCATAGCGACATCTTTCACGATTTTGGACATCGCTACTCGTGACAGTCGCGGGTTCCAGTTGGTGGTGCAAACGTCCGCATGGTTTCAGTACGTCAATTCGTCGTCCAGATCGTCATCGAAGTCATCGTCTTCTTCTTCTTCGTTCCAGCAGGTCTGACAGATATCTTCGTCTTCAATCATCCATTCACCGCATCGCTTGCAAATTGGCATGGCTATGCTCCTTTCAGATTCGAGTGTCAAATTGAATCGGGCAATCGGTTCGCATCGTCACCAACTGTCTCGTGATATCCAAGGTTTTCTCAAGTTCCAGGAGTCCCTCTGCCATGATCTTGCCTCGCCTCATTGACAGCAACCGTTCCTCTCCGTCTTTGGCTGCCTGAATAGCTGCCTCAGCGCTTCCGAATTCCTGTACGATGTTCTTCGCCCCGGTTTCTCCGATGTTCGGGGCTCCCTTAATTCCGTCTGTTGTGTCCCCCATCAGCATTTGCAGGTCGCTCCATTGGTCGGGTCGAATCCCGGTTGCTTCCGTGTGCTGTTTCGCCGACAGCCACTTGTAATCTGGGAGCATGTCGCCGCTGTTGGGATCTTCCTCCCATTCCACGTCCGTGAGAATGTTGCACTCGTCGGAAAGACACTGGCGAAGATCCTTGTCGGCGGTCATGATCGTTACGCGCCCAGGAAACTGTTTCGCGTAGGAAGCCATCACATCGTCGGATTCAAAGCCATCCACTGTCACGCACCGGAAACCGCCTTTTCCCAACAAGTCGGAAACAAGGTGGAGTTGCTGAACCAACTCGGGAGGCTTCGGGGGACGGTCCTTGTACTTGTCTTCCCATTCCTTCGTGAGGGCCTTCCGAAATGACTCCCGCGAATCGAAGCACATCACCGCATCCGTGAGCCCTTTCTGTTTGAGTCGGTCGACGGTTCGCCGAATCCATTCCGAGACGCGTTGCGCCGCTTCAACTCCAGCCCCCGAGAACCAATGTTTATGGAGGTAGTAGTTGCAGTCGACAGCCAACAACCAGCGAGGCTTCCCGTCTTCCGTTGGGGCCGGCCTGTTGGATTCGTCGGTTGTAAGCCCCTTGTCCACGATCTCCTGGAGTTTCTGAATCCGCTGGGGATCTTTGGCGAGCTTCATCGCCTGCGACCACGTCGCGCCGTCCACTCGTTCTTCTGGTTTGTACGCCATGGAAACGGCTTCGCAGCGAGCAATGAGCCCCGGACTGGTTTCCACAGGAAAGACTTGCTGTAGTGCGTTCTCTCCCATCCCGCGGGCCTTGATGGCAATGTCACCGATTGCCCACAGGCAGAGTTTTTGCGCATCGACCCAGAATTGGGCGTGCTGCTGAAGTTGTTCCAGGTTGTCAGGTAGCTCTGGTTTTAGGCCGCTCATTGGTTGCCCTTCAATCAAATGGCACGCCGAGAATAACGCCAAGATCGGCCCAGCACATCGGAAGCCATTCACTCGACCATGTCGTGTGAGTCGTGTAGTCAATATCTTCGCCGACGACGGAATGCGCCCACTCATTAAACCGCTTTGCTTGTTCTGCGTAGTCCATCCCTCGCAGAATGTCTTGGTTTAGAGTGGCCCATTTAGTTCTAATCGCAGTCAATTGCATTGGTGTGATAACGTCGTTCATCTCTTCCTGGCACGCGATATCGCCCGAAGACAGGTATCCGGCGAAAGCCAGCGCTCTTCCAACCGCAATGGTTTCCTGCTTCTCGAATTGCTTTTGCCTACCGCCCAACTTATCCATCGAATGGCCGGTAAACGTCCCCTTCTTGGTCGTGACTTTCGCGGAAAACAGCACGAACCCTTCCTTGAATTCGCACGCCGTCTCGACGGAACACTTATCGTTGTCCCTGTGAAATTCCGCCGATCTACTGGCGACTTTGGCGTATGTCACCCCTCGACCGATTTCAATAGTCTCTGTTTTGCGATCGCTCATCCTTAAAGTCTCCGATTGCTTCGATAAGGTTCAGACAGCTTTTCCAGGTTCATGATTTACTCCGTGGTTTCTCGCGATCGCTTTCCGTCGCATCTTATCGGCACGTAGCCAGGCATCGTATTTCGTCGCACCCGCTCCGTAAACGGTTCCCGGAACCAGGGCCTCGGCTGCTTTGTCGATCGAACGCCCGACGTAAACTTTCCGGCCCGTGTCGATCCAGCAGACGTGGTAGTAACTGTGCTCAGACGTCCCATTCGTCATCGTAATCGTCATCGTCATCGTCCCAATCATCACACTGACACACGTCGTATGGCTCCCGGCAATCAGGACAAACTTCGCCATCGCCTGAACAGTAATCGCATTCCTCGACCACCCCAGGCTTGTTGTTGCACTGTGGGCAAAGCATTTCATTCTCCTTTCGTGTTCTCTGGCGTTCTGCCAGTTCCGTGAGTTGTTCGTCGCTCCATTGTTCGTCAAACTCGCGGCGCGTGCGCTCGAATTCCTGCAACTCGCGGCGTTCGCGCTCGGTTGTTCCGGCTGGGAAACCTTCTGGGTTCACTGGAACAATACTCCTTGCTCAAGGCGTACTCGCAAACAGTGCGGTGAAAACCAAATTCGTTCGCGCTTGCAATTATCGTTGCCGTCCTTCGCCATCGATCCGTAACCACCACGCGCCTTCCATTCGAGGCAACTCCAGGTTTCCGGCATGTCGTGTTCCCCTTCGTAGCCGCACAGGGCAATTCGCATCCGTTTGTTGTCCTGCCACTGGAGACACCATTCACGCACCGCCGTGCTGACGTTTCTGTCTTCGTGTCCGTCGTAACAGTCAGCCCTGTCAACTACTCCATAGGGCGGGTCGAGAAACACGGCGGTTAGGCCCATTTTCACAGTTGGCGTCGGGCCGCAGACTCGCGACCAATCTCCACAGCAAACGCGAACATTCCGCATCCGCTCGGCAAGGCCACGCAAATACATCAGTAGGGCATCGCCCCGCCCCGCGTCGCCGAGGTGCGGAAGCTGGCGGTTCACGCCCTGCCCCGCGTCGCCGAGGTGCGGAAGCTGGCGGTTCACGCCCCGCCCCGCGTCGCCGAGGTGCGGAAGCTGGCGAGGCCCCCATCCACCTCCGATCCAACAGCATTGCCCCCACACCCACCAGCCAGCAGACTTCACGTCGTAGTAGCCAGGATCGGAACGCATCCGCTCAATGAACTCTGCCACACCCTCACGATAGAATAGCCAATCACCGCGAGCGTGGAGATCCAACTCGGAAACCGGCCAGTCCGCATAGCGAGCCACCTCATCCGGCTCAGCCTGCAACGCTCGCCAAAAGTTGCACAACCACCCGTTCAGATCGTTCACCGTTTCGGTGCCCACAAACGGTTGGGGGCGTCCCAACAGAACCGCCCCACTGCCGAAGAACGGCTCGACGTAGTTTCTGCAGTCGCCGAACCGCTTCCATACTTCGTCGGCTATGGTTCGCTTGCCGCCAAACCACGGGTACGGAGATCGCAAGTCGGTATTCGCACACTCGCACGGCTGCCTCCCGCATCGGTAGCACGGCGGAAGTGATTCGCAAAGCGCACTCATCACCATCTCCCCGACCAGTGGAGAAACCACACGGTCGCACACGTCAGCACGATTCCGCCGATGCAGGCAGCGAGAAGAACGAGCACCTCCTCGCGCCGAAGTTCATCGTCCGTTTTCATCCGACGTGCTCCTTGTCCTGGAGCTTCGCCCGCAGCCCGGCGTTCTCCTCGCGGAGGTGTTCCAGTGCGGCCTGTAGTGTCGCCACCTGCTGGGCCATTGCTCTGGCCCGCGGGGCAGAAATCATGTCGTCTTCAGCCGGCCGACATGGGGCGTTTTCCGCCAGGTCGATTCGCCGCTCCAGGCTGTCTAGAGTACCGTTGGCAATCGCTCGCTCCACGACTTCCGGGCGGACGAACGTGACTTCGGCGGGCCCGTCAATTCCGATTTTCGCGTAGTTCCGGCTTGTTGACAGCACCGTGAAACGAATTCCTGTGCTGGTGACGATCGATTGGCCTGTGCGGCGTCTGAGGACGAGCATTAAGGTTCCTTCCTGTCGCGTATGGTGTGATTGCCTAGTACCTCCAATTCCGCGCGGTCGGCACGGGCCTCGTCGGGGTCTGGATCGTCGGGCATCATTTCGCGGAATTCGTGCTGCGTGGTGGGCTCCGGCCAAGATGCAGCCATGCCCTTCGCGTCCACGGCCGTTCGGAACCAATTTCGGCCAAGCTCCCCGTTAGCATAGCGGTTCAGCCAGATCCGCTTCGGCTTCGCTTTTTGCGCCTCGTTGGCCTCGGCCACGGCGGCCTGGATTCGTTCCCATTCGTCGACAGTGGCGGAACACAGGGAGTCGTCCATTGATGGCGTGGCTCCCTGGAGAAACAGTGTCTCGTGGTCCCAACTTGGCATGTTCCACACGGCCAACTCAACCTTGTTGGTTGCCTTGAATTTCCAGACGTCAGGCCGTTCATCGTTACTCACCTGGAATACCACATGGTCCTTGCGCGTCCGGCCGACTTCGTGCAACTCGATTTTCATTTCTGTCTCCTACATAAAAGCCGACGAGACACAACGGGAACCACTCCGTGCCCAGATGGGGCTGATGCGTGGCGCGTCGGCGGCATGATTGTTTGGTTGCTTGGTTCATTTTCCCAAAAAACTGGATAACCCCCCACCCCGCCGCCACGAGCGACGAGGCAGGGGACGAGGTGAGAATCAGTTGTCAATCTCGTCGATCAATTCGTCGGCCAGCGATTGGGTGGCAGGGCTGTCTCCGCCGTCGATCTCTCGTCTCTCACATGCCTCTAGTGCCGTGATGGTTGCGGCAAGATCACCGGAGCGGTACGCCTCTACTGCTACGTCGAGGAGCCCCTCCACCTCCTCGGCCATCTCGCGGACACTGCGGGCCATCGAGACGATCTCGGCCGCTTCAGCGGCCATCAGGGCGTGGTTAGACGCCATGAGATTGCGGACCGCGGTATCATCGTCCTCATCGAGCCAGCCATATTCGCACGCCTGGAGCATCACGTTTCCGGCGTGCTCGGTGGTAATGCCCCACCCGTATGATTCGTACCACCCCCGTGCATCCTCGTGTGTCGTGTCCGCATCCACTGCGAGCCGGTGGGTGTCCTCGTTGATCTCGTTAATAGTCATCTCATCGCCTCGTTCATTTCTCGGCTACCCGCCGTGGGGTTGCGGCTCAGTTGCCGCGGGGGTCTTCGGTCTCGCCGTCGATGATGGCTTTCGCCAACTGGCGATAGGGGCGGATCGACCTGCGAGTCAGCCGGCGGATGTCGGCTCGGGTCTCGGGGCCGGCGAATCGGCTGATCGGTTTGTCCTGCCGGCTGCAATTGCACGATCGGCAGGCAGTAACCAGATTGGCCGGCTCGTTGCTGCCGCCGTCGCTGTCTGGCCGCACATGGTCGAGTGTGATGTCGCTGGGGTGGGCGCCGTGCAGATCCCGGCAGCAATAGACGCAGCGGAAACTGTCTCGGAGGTAGATGGCCAGTCGCAGGTCCTTACGGCAGACGACGCCTTTGTAGCCGGCTTTCCCGTTTCGGCCGTTCGTGGCTTTTTTCGTCGTCTTGGCCATCTCGTCACCTCGTTGTTTGTGGTTCCCGTGTCTCACTCTCACTGTATGTATTATCGCATAATTCCTTTAGGCGTCAATAGGAATTCGAGGAAAATCCGGGGAATTTTCGGGAATTTTTCCATCGCCGGAAACCATTGGCGGATAAGAGGTTACGCCGGCTTGGCCCGCTTCTTCCCAGGAACCGGCCCCGGTTTCGTCGACCGAGTTTCCGCGAACCGGCGGACTTGGCTGGACGAGAGAAATTTCAGGCGGAAATGAGTCTCGGCCGCGAGCCTGCCGTCATCAATGAACTGGTGTACACGGGCCGTCGTCACTCCGAGTATCTCGGCGGCTTCGGCCACTGTTATCAGGCCGCGTCGTGGTAGTTTTGCACTCATTTCGTTTCTCGCATAAAACCCTTCAAAAACTGCTCCACTACACCTGTCTCGACTGGCAACGGAACGGACTGCGGCCTGTGCTCACCCTTCAAAAACTGCTCCACTACACCGTGGGGCCTGAGGATCAGGTGAGTATCGGTCCTGTGCTCACCCTTCAAAAACTGCTCCACTACACCCAAGGTGGCCTCGACCACCGAATCCTCGACCCTGTGCTCACCCTTCAGAATCCGATTCGCTACACCCCGGCGTCAGGGGGACTATCACCGCTTCGCCCTGTGCTCACCCTTCAGAATCCGATTCGCTACACCGGCGACGCGTGAGAGGATACGAATTCGTCCCCTGTGCTCACCCTTCAGAATCCGATTCGCTACACCAGCTACGCGAGGTTTCAGTTGTTCCCATCGCCTGTGCTCACCCTTCAGAATCCGATTCGCTACACCGGCCGGTTGCAGGAAGTAGCCTCGCTCGTTCCTGTGCTCACCCTTCAGAATCCGATTCGCTACACCTCATCCGCCGCAACTCCTGACAGCTCAACACCTAACGCTGAAAATACGCCGTCCAAATTCGCGATCTTCCGGAACTTCAACCCGGCTTCTTCCGCTTTTTGCTGCGTCCTCAACATGAACTGATAGTAGGGGAATTCGCCTATCCGCATCGTTCGGCTGTCGCGAGCAACCAGATCCTCCATGAGCACTTCGCAGCATCGTGTGTTGATTGCGAAGTCAACGATTGCTCGACTGCGATTCTCAATCCACGCCTGGCACTGGTTGCCGTACCGTCGAGCATCCGGCTTTTTACTCCGCATCCTCCGCTTCTCGCCATGCCCGCTGGCCGCCGACCGCTCTCGCGACTGGTGAAAGTTGCGTCCCTGCTGCTCGTTTTTCTCACGCCAGCGAAGCCTCACACGCACTAGGTCGTGAGCCTCGATTTCCTCACGCCACGGCCTGCCGTTGGGGGTCGGCTGCACTCTCATCACTAAGGCCGCCTCACTGCCAGATTCCGGCAATGGTGCGTAGACGTAGCAACACCTGCCTTCGACCGGGTCCAGCACTCGGCGGATCTCGCCGTCAGCCCGCTCGCGAGCCAACGCGATGAACCAGCGTTTCTTCCCTCGCACGGTTTTCGTCATCACCATGCCACCACACGGGCCGGCTTTGACTCCGGCCCAATGCTCCAACCACGCCAGGTGATGTTTGTTCATCCGCCGTGTGCTGATCGGGATCACCGCATCACCGCTACGGAGGAACCGGCACCGCACCGCAAACCCGCGTTGCTCGCGGCCTTCTTTGTCGGTCCACACGTGCCGCTCAATCCTAATGGCTCGCTCCCGGAATCGAATCCGAGGATCGGATGCTTTCGGCATTCGCTGCGTATTCCAGAGGATTTTCCACCTCAGCTTGCCGTAGAGTTTTCGCACCTGATTCACCACGCCGGCAGTGACGTGGCCAGTCAGATTGGGGCAGAGGTTTTTGCCGATGAAATGCGGCGTCTTTCCTTCGGCTGCATCCTTAAGCGAGTATTTCGGCAGCTTCGGCCATTTGCCGGTGGCCTCACGCTCGGCATTCATCGCCTGAATGTCGAGGTAGGTCACCGGGTCGCGCATTCGCCAAAGATCCCACAGTGCGTTCTCGCAGAACGTGGCCTCACGAGCCACATCATACAGATAGTCGCCGGTCGTCTTGTCGGTGAACATTCGCAGGGAAATGCCGACTTTTTTTGGCTTTGGCTTGTCGACAGCAGTTTTTTCTGACATGGTGTTTCGTCTCGAAAAAGAAGGGTGTTGGTGAGCGGTCGCCGCCTGTCAACCGGCGGACCTGTCCTCACCTCCTGGGATCACAGAATCCCGTAAAGGTGTAGCGTTATTTTCAGACGCAAGCCGGCTCTAGCTCGGCAAGAATCTTCGCGGTCAGCTTGACTCGCATGGGCGAAACGCCCTTAGTTACAATGTAGATGCCACTCTCATCTCGCTCGACGTGGCTAGCGAGCACGGAACGGAACACGCGGTCAGGAGGTGACGTGGTGCGGGCCCCATGCCTGTCGATCGAATGCGTGATTTCGTCGCGTGTCATTTCTGAGAGTTTTTTCGACACGATCCGCCCCTCAGTCGGCGACTGGATCGAGTGCCGCATCTCGGCCAATCCGATAGCGACGGCCGCATCCATTTCGTGGAGCACCGATGGCGGCAGCTTCGACACGATCGTTTCCGCGTATTTGCCGAATTCACCCGCCGCCCACCGCATGGCCACAGTAGATTGAGCCATGGGCATACCGTACCTTTCGCGTAGCACGGCGGAGCGAATAATGTCGGTGTTTTCGCCGGCGGCCTTCAACCGGCACAACTCGCGGCCTATCGCGAGCATCGCACTACGCCAGTTTTGAGCCAGCGTTTCCAGCGTCTTGTAAGCCATCTGCATCCTCCCGTTGATTTCATTTTGGTTCGTCAGCCAAGCGATAACCAGATACTATCGACTTTATATATCGTCGTCAATAGACTTTTCCTGGAATACGCAAAAGTGCAACGCCGTTACGCGTTTGCGTCAGTGGGCGGCATTTGACAGAATTCTCGGTTGGCGGTATGCTGCCAGCCAGGAGGAATCACAATGAAAACTACGTTACTAGCTCGCGTCGGACTTGGGGTGTTCGCGGCACTGTCCGCGTTCATGGTGCTCAATTCGATTGCCGCCGGTGGGCTCGGAATTATGACTGTCTGGGCCGGCTTTTTTCTCGTCTGCTGCGTGGGTGCGATCGAGGCCCTGACACTCGCCAGACAGGCGGTCGCCGAACTGCGTGGGCTCAGACAGGATCTTGCGGCGCGTCAGGTTCCGCCGGCTCTGCCGCGGCCGGCCAGTGCTCACACTGCCACCGCTCGCCATTGAGATAGGCGGACCAGGCAACCACGCCGTCGCACTTCTTGCCGAGTCGGCCGCATCGTGTGACGCCGTTCTCGGTCACCATCTGGCCGCAGCCGGCTGCCTTGCAGAGTTGTAGGCGGGCGAGGCCGTGCGGCGTGAGACGCGATACAACACGCCACGTCTGGTCGTCTGTGTTGCCAACCTTGCACCTTGCTCTGGGCGGTTCGCTGTATATCGGCTTGGCCCTCGCGCCGCACCGGGAGCATTCCCATTCCGACGAATCGGATTCTCTGTGAAAAGTGCACAGGATCATACGCCAACCAGAGTCATGTTCATTCCGGTGAAGATGTCAAGGCAACAGTCAGGATCAGAAAACGTCGCATCTAGCGACAAGCCATTGAGGCCGTCAGTGTACTTTAGAATTGCCGTAAACGACGCGAGACCGCCGTTGGCTTTTACGCATGGCCCTAGCTGTATGTTCCAGTAAACGCCCCAACTGCCAGCCGTGTACACAGTAACTCGTATCCGAATTTCTGCATCGCACGTGAACGGAAAATCTCCAGGCGTGAGGCCGCAGTCGTTGTTGCCATCGGTCGAAACCAATATCGCGGCATTTTCAACAACGAATATCCAGTAACAGTTCTGGTATGAAGATAACGCTGGGTTGAATTCCAGCCGATACGTGTGATTCAGATCGATGTCGGTAAACACCATCGTATCACAGTTGGATTCGTCGCAAGTCCCGCTCGCTGCGACTCCTGTGATCGTTGCATCATATTCTTTATGTAGGGTGAAATCAGGATTGCATGGTCCACAGCAATAATGTGGCGTGCCGATTTGCTGAATGAACCGCTCTCGGCTCGTCCGCCGTGGTAAAATCAAACCTGTCCCCGGCCTCCGCTCCCATCGTCGGTCAACTCGCGGACTGCGCTTCGGACTCATTGGGCAACCTCGCACGCCGCGGGCGTGAGCAGATACCACTTGCCGCTGGCGAACGACGCCGTCACGGCCACCCCCGACGCAATTTTGTAGCCAGCCGTGATGAACGGCAGTGCGGACGAATCGTAGAGCGTGATGTTTTCGCTCGTGTCGGCCAGCGTTGCCCCGTCCCATACGCTCATTGCGGCAGAGCTGCCACTGTTCAAGGCCGCGTCCAGCTTGCCGCGAAGAATCGGCCAGTCGGTTCCGATCAGGCACAGCACCAACTGCGAACCGGTCGACGTCAGGTCAGACAGAATGCGGAACGGCCCGAATGTGCCGGACACGAGAACCGCAGCACTGGTCGGATACGCACGGGTGTGCGTCGTCGCGCCGACGTTGACTTTCGTCACGGCCACGCCGGAAACCAAAGCGGGGCCGATCCCGCCATTCGCCAGAGGTTCGAGCAACACGCACAGCGGGAACCAGAAATTATTGGCGTCCAGGCTGTCGGCGCTCACCCACGGGAATTCCCGGTCGACTGCGGTCAGGAACGCCGAACTCGTAACCGCCAGCACGTCGCCAATCGCCTGAGCACTGCCGGAATCGTTCCGCACAATCACCTGGTTGCCGTCGATCGGTCGCGTAACGGCCTGCGGAAGCTCTGGCCGCCTGCGATGTGTCTCGATCGAGTCAGCAGCCGCCGCATTATCGGCCGCAGTCGGTGGTCGCCAAAATTGCCCCTTGCGGTATCGTCGCATCATCCACCCCAGCCGAATACGGTTGTGTAGGCGGTCCACTCACGGCCACGCGGACGAATGATCTCAATGTAATCGATCGGCCGGATGGCCTTCGTGTCGCCGCTGCCGTCCGTGTCCGTGTCCCATTTGTAGACTGGTGACAACACATCAAAGCCATACTTTTGGGCTATCGTGATTCCGCCAACCACGATGTTCGTTTCGTTTCGCGACACCTCGAAACTGTACTCGGCAGTTGCTTCCGCCTCTGTCTCTGTCGCGTTGCCGCCAGCGTAGGCAATTTCCCCCGGTGCGTAGCCAAGGAATGTGTCGCTGTTTGGGTGCCCGACCAGGGCCCCGACGGCCCGCAGATAAGCATGATTGAGAAACATCTGGGGGTGGCGATACGACACCACGATACGAGTCTGATTGTAAGGCACGTCGACGCCGACAACCTCCTTGCCGTTCCAGATCACGCCCTCATTGTCCACGGCAGTCGTTGACGGATAGCCGGCAATCCGAGTTCCCGCCGTCGCCTTCGCCGTCCCGGCCGCGTGCTCGACGCGAATCATGTAAGAGCCGGTTTGCCGCTCGTAAGGCGAATACGTTACGCTGATGTCGTAGAGTTGCGCGTAGTACGATTCATGCAACTGGATCGAATTCCAGAAGAGCGTTCCGTATGGTGTGCCGTAGGTCGGGTAGCTCGTTACAATGAGCCCCATGACCTGCGAGGCAACCACGTCGAACGCATCGCCGCCGCCCGTATAAGGCAGTGTCCCCCGAACGCGGAACTTTCGCACGATCGTTAAATTGTCGCGGTCGAGCGTCAGGTCAGATCCGGTAACGAGTTCGAGCGTGAGTGCCATTACCCCACCTGCCATCCAGCGAGAAACTGCTCGTATGTGCGTTGCATCTTCTCTTCCTGTGCCAGCAGAGCGTCGATTGCCGTTACCATTTGTTTCGTGTTGTCGCCGATCGCTGCAATGCCGCCGGCAATCTTTTCTTCCGGTCCGCCGCCCGGCTGGTAGCCTGAGATTCTCGCCGCCGCAGCCGAGTAGGTTGCGGTCAAGGCCACGCCACGCTCGGGGCCGGTCACTCCGCCGCCAGCCGCTGCAGATCCCGCACCGCCTCCGGCCATGGCCCCTGCCGCTTCACCGCCAATAGCTCCCGTGGCACTCGCCTCTGAAATCAGGCCGTAAAGTTCATGCCGCAATGCCTCGACGGCCGCCGGGTCTTTGTAATCGCCAACCTCCGCAAACGCCTCGTGAAATCGCTCCATGAATCGGTCGCGTACGTCTCCGCTCAAGCCTCGCATGGCCTCGTCAAATTCACTTGCGGCCGGTCCGAGTATCGAGGCGGCTTCCTTGCCGGCTTCCGCTATACGTTGCATGTGGGCCCGGATCGCGTCTTCCGGCGAAGCATATTGGCCAGCCAGTCCGGCAATGATCGACGACCCGCCGGCCTGACTTGCGGCAGTAGCGGCATTCCGTTTGCGTTCCGCCTCCTTAAATGCGTCGGATACGATGTGACTTTCGCCCCCTGTCGGCCCGAGCCCCATCATGGCACGCGTGAAGTTCTTAGCCGCAGTCTGGGCCGCTTTCGCGGCCGCTTCGACGAAGTCCCCGATAGGCCCTATCAGAGCCTCGCTGAATGTCTTGCGGATAAACTCGCCAACCGTGATCATGCCGTTGATCAGAAATGCCAGCGAGTCCTGAATGGCAACCTTGGACAAGTCGCCGAATAGAGTCCATTGAGACTGAGTGTATTTCACCCAAAAGTCAAAACCGACGACAATCTGGGTTTTCAACAAATCGAAGAACGCAAACAACGGCCTCCGCCATCCGTCGACAACCGCACTGAAGCCGCCGAGCATTCCCTGAAACGTCGCCGACGCGAGCCCGGGAATCAGTGTCGCAAATACGTACTTTGCACGGGCAGCCACCTCAGCAAATGCCAGCGAGGCTGCCGCTTTCATGATCTCAAACGCTAACTCGAATTTTCCCGATTGGATGGCCTTTCCGATCCCGCCGAACACGTCGCGGAATCGTCCAAGTAGTTTGCCCAGCATCGATGAAAGCGAGGTGTAGGCAGATTGCCCCGCCTCCGTCCAGCGGAAGAAAGCGACGATCGCTCCGGCCACGGCGGCAACAACCAAGCCGACCGGCGAAAGAACCGCGGATACCACAGATGCAAGGGCAGTGAGCACGACACCCGCCCCAAATATTGCAGCGCCAAACGCGGTTACTGCTGCACCAGCAGCCATCAACACAACTCCGACAAGTGCGGCAGTTCGGATCAGCTCGCCGTTGCTCTTCACCCACGTCTTGATGGCAACTCCGATTCGCTTCGCTGAATCGAGGAATCGCAGCGTGGGCTCAACCATGCTTTCGCCGATGTCGAAAATCATCGCCTTGACCACGCGGCGGACTCGGTTGATTGCGTCCGTGACTTTCGCTGCGTTTTCGATTTCCTCTTGTGCCGGAATGATGCCCAGGTCGCGGGCTTCTTGGCGAAGCTCCGCGAGATTCCCGAGCATCGGTAGAATAGCTGTCCCGCCACTTCCGAATATCTCCATGGCAACCGCCGCCCGTCGCGTCGGATCTTCGATTGATGCAATACGATCAGCCAGCATCTGGAACTGATCGTCAGGGGACTTTCCGTTGATGTCGTCCAACGTGATGCCGAGTTCGCCAAAAGCATCCTTGGTAGTTTGCGTTCCCTGCGAAAGGTCGAGAATAGACCTTTGCATTCGACGTACGCCGGCTTCTACATCAGACAAGCTGGACCCAGATTGCTCTGCGGCAAAGCTAAGCTCAGCCAGGGCGGAACCCGCAATGCCGGTCCGTTTGGCCATTTTGTCGAGTTCGTCGCCTTGCGAGGCGAACGATTTGATCGCCAGCGTCAACGGCGTCAGAATACTGGCCCCGGCAGCCGCAAGCCCGGCACCGACGCCCATGACCTGTGTACCAAACGACTTCAGTTGATCGCCGGCCGCCCGCAAGGCCCCGGCAAGCTGTTTGCTCATGTCGTTCTTCAGGAACAACCGCACGAAAGCACGTCCGGCTTCGACATCCGCTTTGCTTGCCATCTCAGCCCCTTCCTGCCTTCTGGTGCATTTCCCGCTCCCGTTCGACTGCGGCCTTGGCCTCTCTCATTGCTGGCGTGTCGGGTGCTCCGTAATTGCCCCACTCGATAAGATGACCGGTTTCGATGAATCGGCCAGCGTCGAACCGCTCCTGTTGCCACACCAACGCACGCACGTCCACGGCAAGCGCCCGTCGCGATTCGCGGGCACCGGCCGCCATCAACCAGAGTTGCCGGAGGGTGAAACCTCGGGGGCTAATATGGCACTCTCCTGCGAATCGGTAGCAGGCATCGGCGGGATGGCATCCAGGCCAGCAGCAGACGAGGGCTCCGTTGATTCGGGCAAATTCCCAGGTTCGCCGTTCTCTTGCCGGATTAGTTCCATCACGTCCCGCTGAACTGACGGGTCCATTCGGAGGAACCCTGCTGCTAGCTGCAATTGTTCCGGCGTTATTTCCGGCTGGTTCTTCCGCCTCGTCAAGGCCGATCGAATCGCGGACCATTCGATCTCCGGGAAAAAATCGGCGAGCGCCTCCATGACCGCTGCACGTGCCCACGTGATGGCGTCTTTTCGGATCTGCTTTTGGAATTCGGAAACCGGCTTGCGTTGCTCCCGCAACTGATCGTCACAGGCCACGGCGAGCACGCGAACCAACGCCTTCGCGTCGCGTTCGACCGCCAGCAATCCACCAGCCGTCAAGTCCGCCAGATCGATCTTGGCGTCCTTCTCGATCCGGTCGAGCAAAAATCCGTCGAACTCAACCCGCCACTCTTGCCCCAAGGCATCCTTGAATGTCGCCATAGTGTTTATCTCCTAGCCTGATAGGAAAACTCCCCGCCGGTTCAGACACCGGCGGGGAGCGGTGGGCTGCCGGACCGAGCCAGCAGAAGGGACTATCCTCGTATGTCCAGTAAAAAAGCCACTTCAAGCACCTCGCCGATCACGGCAGTACCAGATGCCGTATCGACAACGGCCAAAGCTATCCGGCAATCCAGTATGTCGCCGCCGGCAAGACCTGACGGACTGATCGTGAAGTCCTTGTCGGCATTCGCGAGGTTGTTGATGCTCTGTGCTGCCGTGGAACACAAATCCGCCCCGACAGCGCCGTCCCGGTCGGCTTTGTAAACCTCTGCATCGATTGTCGCCGACCCGTCGGCAATCGTGGTTTTCATGCCACCACGAATCCGCAACGTGATCGTTTCGCCTCCGTCGTACTCTGGCGGCAATTCAAAACAGAACCGCGCGTAACAGGTCGTGGTTGTCGTTTTCAGATCGTGAGTGTCGAGATACCACGACACCGTTCCGAGCGTCTGCGTTGCCGGAAAACCAAGATCGTCATTTGCTGACGGACTTGGTAGCGATGTCTGAATCGCGTCATGAACGCGAAAGGCGGACCACGGTACGATATATTTCTCAGCAGCGTTTTGCTCAAGCTTGGTCCGTGCGATTTCGGCCGCGGCTGAAATCTGGCCGTTGGTGATTGACCCGTCGCCGGGCACAAAATCGCCGGATAGCGTCGCGGTTCCGTTGAAACGTCCAGCCACATCGCCCTCCTTTATGGTGTCGCGTCAAACAGAGCAACACAGTAGATGGTTGCCGTTGATCCCGATGCGTTGGTGATAAATACGCTGGTGACGTCGGTTCCCAGCAGAAACGCGTCGTAGGAATCGACATGCCACACGTACGGTTTGTTCGCGAGCAGTGCGATTGTGTCAGCAGGCGTGGTCCCGTCGTTCGTCTCGAACGTCACGTTTTGGTCGGATTCGAGGTAAAAGCTCTTGCACGCCGATACGTCGAGGTCAAAATTGATCTCGTAATCGGTCGATGCCGTAACTACTGTCTCGCCGTCAATCAAGGCCACTCCGCCTTGCGTATTTTCAATGGTCTTGGTTCGCGAGACGCCGGAGCCCTCGACAGCCAAACTAATCTTGTGGGTCGCCATCAGTCACCTCCTCCATTTCGACAGACGCAGTCAGCGGCTGCGAACCAAGTATTGATTGAATGGATACGATGTCTTCCGGCGGATCGTCGCCAGCCGGGGAAAATCGCAACTCGCCATAATAAAGCCGGTCTGACATGTGAAGACGACCGACGAATCCGACGAATACTTGCTCAGAATCGACGTCAAGCTTGCCGGTCGCGGCGTTTAATTGCCGTAGTGTTTTTTTGGTGATAGCGATCATTCGCGGGACTCCTTATCACGTAGTTACGAAGTCACGCCCATAGGCCGACGTTGGGTGAAGCTCGAATTCAACGGTCTGGCCGTCCGCGATGGCCCCCGGGCTGCTGTACTTGATCCAGCAATCGCCGTCGAACGCCACTTCTCCGCTCGCGACACGGAGGAACTTAAACGCCTTGCCGACTGGCGGATTCGCATCAGCAGCCGCCAGAAGTGCAGTCATGTTCGCGTCGCTGTCGTGGTAGATCATCGAGAACGTGGGCTTCGAGTTTTTCTTGGTCGGATATTCGTCCATCTGCGGGACGGTCGAGCCGTCGCCTCGGTCAGGCAGATCGACAAAGTCGAAGTCGGCCCCACCGGGATTGGCATCGACCACGTTATCGTCAATGTGGGTTGCGGCTGTACTTCCGGCTGTGCCGTAGTACACAACCATCTCGTGGCCTTTGCGTTTCTTCGCCATCGGTCAATCTCCTGTATGTGTTTACCCTATGATGCCACGCCACTCTCGGTGGAATCGGGCAAGGTTTCGCTGCAATGCCGGGGCCATGGTTGGCCGGGCTGGAAAACGCACGCCGCCACGAACGCCGCCATGTTCGTGCACCTGTATTGCCTGGTCGATTCTGCTGGCGGCAAACCCGATCACGGCCCCCTGCTTGTCGGCGGAGAACAAGATCGACCGCTTTGCAAGTCCGCCGCCTCTGCCTTTTTTCGTGCGGATCGGGCCGCCAGGAGGTCCCGGTTTGCCGGACTCGATGCTTGTGCGGGCCGACTTGCGAATGCTACCGGCAGCGTGGAAAAAACTCCGGTAAGCCGCCTTGTCCACGGCAGCATCAACCCGCTTCGGCGTGGCGTCGAGTTTCGTTTGTAGGAAGAACATGCTACGCGCTCGCTATCCGTTTGGTCCGCAACAGCCATTCAAGACCGCCAGCATAGCTTTCTGCTGCCGGCAGATTTGGCTGACTCATCACTTCCCATCTAGCGCTATCCGAATCAACTATCCTATCCCCGGCCGCCGGGGTGACCGCGGAACCGTCAATGATGTACGCCGTTTTCGCTATCAACCACACGCGGTCGATGAATGAGGTTTTGACACCCATCTGGGTTTGCGTCTGGATTTCAGATCCCTGGACGGCGAAAACTGCTGGAACGCTTGCGGTTGAGTCGGCTGCACGGTGCAGCGTAACTTCCTCTCCGAACACCTCGGAGAGGAAGTCTGTTGCGTCTTCAAAATCCGAATCAAACGCGGATGGCATGATTACCCTACGCTACGTCGGTTGTGCGAATGACCATCCGGTGGAGTTGATAAACGCCGGCCGTGTCGTTCGCGGTTTTCTCGACGTGCCATAGCGCCTTCAATGGACCGGTTGCCTCACTCAGAACAAACGTAGTCGATCCGAGCACAAGCACGCCATCGACGTACATCTGAATATCGGACAGGTCGCGTGCGTCGATCCAAACTTCCTTCGGCGTTCCGGCCGCCAGATCGACCGTGGTATCGGTCGCTGCAACCTCGGTCGTTCCGTCGTCGCTCTCAGCATCGAGGTTGAGGTCGGCTCCGGAATCGTTGTGGAAGAACACCGACTCCGTAATCGAGTCTGCATCACTCGCGTGAGTAGCGTTCGCGAGCCCGATATTCAGATCGGCAACGTCCGCATCGGCAGCCGTCACAACCTCGAAGATGCCCTCGAAGATCATCTTCTGCGTAACGGGCACCGAGGTTTTGCTGAGAACGTCAACCTTCTCGGCTTCTGCGTTGGTCGAGAACGAAAACTGGCAGGTGCCTCCGCTCCATTCCAGCTTCGTTGTGCCCGTGGTCTGCACGATCGCGGTATCAGCCGCTCCGCCGTGCATGTTCCACACCGTGCGTTGCTCGACGTTGATGTCAACCACGCAGGTCGTGTCAGCACTTGCAGCATCGCCGACGAACACGCCGGCATAGACGTTGTCGGCGTCCTCGGTCTGCAAGGGTGTGATCGAGCCTGCCGACTTGTCGAAGTAGGCCCGGCCTCCGTCGAGACAGACCACGCTGGCCGTCTTGGTCATTGTGAATTGGCCTGCCGTTGCCAACGTAGCCGGATCGCCGGAGGTGACGTCGGTCAAGCCGAGAGTAACGCCAATTCGGCCGTCGGGCAGTTGGATGATTTCACCGGAGCTAAGTGCCTCCGGTGCCGTGACGTCCATCGCGTTTGCGTTTCCGTCTTTGCTCAGTGTGGCTTCCGCCATGGTTATTGTCTCCTAAGTAAATTTGTTGCTGGCCGATTTCAGCGTCGGCCAAAAAACGCTGAAGCGGCCAACTACGCGGCTCCTGTAGACTTGAGCCAAGTTTTCCATTCGGTGAACGCAACACCGAGGTCGTGGTTGACGTCCCATCCAATTCCCCATTGGCCCTTATCGAGGGTGAACGATCGCATGACCGGCTGGCGATTCGTACCACGCCGATACGCGACACGAAGTCCGCGGCTGCCGCCCTGGGTCAGAAACCAGTTTGTGGCAGTGCCTGTTCTGGCCGTTCCGGTCCTCGGGTCCATAACGCCGACAGCTCCAATCCGATCGTCGATCACCGGAATCAATCCTTCCCTGGCAAGCAAATTGAGTTGCGAGTAGAACGGATCGCTCGAATCGGCAAACAACTTCATGAGGAATTCGGAAGCCGTCAATTCGCGTGCAGTCCATTCCAATGCGGCTGGCACGATCAGGAATCGCGGCCGGATATTGAGTTGCTTGCCGGGATTTGTCGTGGTGCGATTCAGACGCTGCGTAACCATAGCACTGATCGCAGCCTTCAAGGCCGTAGACGACAGAGCGGCGGTTTGCAAGTTGGCATGTCCGCCGGACGTGGTAACGGCTGTAGCGTTGAATACGGCCCCGGAATCACCAACCATCGTCGGATTTTCCAGCATGATGGAATACACCATGTCCGGTCTGAGCGTTCGAGCAGCCTCGCCCATCTCCATCGGCATGCGCATGATGGCCCCAAGCCGGTCGTCGATGATGTCCTGCTCGTCCACGGCAAACTGCTTGGCGTAACGAGCGATTTTGTACGTCTCGTGCGAGTCGCTCGCGGTTGCGTGCTTGGCCGTATCGCCACGGGTAAGCCGTTCCAGTCGAGCGGACGCGTCAAGCGAAATATCCTCCTGCTGAAGGAAGTTCGGCACGTCTTCCTCATCACACCATCCGGTTGTGGTGTCGCCAATCGACGTCCAGCCTTGTAGCAGGCGAGCATAGACATTGGTGGTGAAAACATAGGACAACGTGGCCCCGCTCGGCGTCGAGCGAAGAGCATCGACCGCTTGGTTCATCGTTCTGACGTGTTTGCCCGTGTCAATCAGGACGCATTCGCGAACGAGGTCATAGGTCGACATGCCGCGGTAATCGTCACCGCGTTCTGCGTCCTCGTCCGTGATATTGTCGGCCTTGCGGGGATCGGTGCGGCCGTTGTGCATCGCGTGCTTGGTTGGGTCGATTCCGTCCGTTGCCATGAATCCGGCAGCCAGACTGCGAGCGGTGCAATCCTTGTCGTGACTGCGGGAATGGATGGCAGGTCCAACCGGGCCACGTTCGCGAACACTTTTGAGAAACGCCATGCTCGCCCTTTCAACGTCCCAGCCTTCTTCGATTGCTTTCCGCAACGTATCTTGCGATACATCCTCGCCAGCCAGATCGGTCAGCCTGCGGACACGCTCCCGCTCGGCCGCAATCACCTTGCGTGCAACAGCCTCGGGGTCCGTCGGTTCCGCCGGCGGTTCGGTTCGGTTTGGCTCCTTCGGCGGATCCTGCGGAGGGCTAGCCGGCGGTTCACTTCTTTCTCCAGCCTCGATCGCAGCGGCACGCGTTTTGTTCTCGCCTTTGAGATCGGCCAGAAACGTTTTTGCGTCCTCTTCGTTCGCGTCGGCTCGGAGCCCGATAGATTCCAGGTACTCGCGGAGTTCCTTTTTCATGGGGATTTCCTTTTTTGGTTGTGCAGCCCGAATCTTGCTGCGGGAATCCGCACCGATCGGGACAAGTGAAACTTCTCGTAACGTCCATTGGGTGGACACCCGAAGTGTTCGCCCCTTGGCTGTGTAGGTTTTCCCGCCAACTACCGCAGACTGGCCGGGCCGAATATCTGTGTATTTGTCGACACGGTAGCCCGCCGACACGTCGCTGAGATGACCGTCTTGCACCTTTTGCCATGCTCGGTTTGAATCGTCGTCACGAGCAAAATGGAGTCGGCCGCGTGCTTCATGTGCGGTTGTCGTTATCTGCCTGGCTGATCCGAACACGTCATCCAGTGAGTAACGGGAGTGGTTGGCCAACAAAGGAACTTTGTCCGCCATTGCCATGCCGTCAATTCGAAGCACCTCGTCAATCAGCTCGCCACTTCGCCAATCGTAGACAGTGACGGGCGAGTCGGTGGCAATGATGGCTTCAACGGACCGCGTTTCCTCGTCCACCGACTCGGCACGAATGGAAAACGCCCTGGTAGTGATCTCGCGTATGGCGATATCGTCGGCAATCGAACGGGTCGTCACACCAGCATCAGGCCGTTCATGCTTGTCCCATCCACGTTGCGCCATCTTCGTGCCGATGATTCCCTTCTGTTCGAGCGTCATGGCGTCAAAAAAATGCTTGGCTTCGTCGTCGGTGACGGTGGGCTGAAGCCCATGTTCTTCGAGCAATTCCCGCAAGTCCTTATCCATTTGCCTTTGCCCCTTGTTTGCTGTTGCTGGCATCTTCCTCGTCGTCCTCTGGGTCGACGTCGACGGTAGAACCACCGCCAGTCATGTAGGCTGGCAGCGGAATCCCAGCGGCTTCGAGTTTTTCCTGCTCGCGTTTCAATGTCGCGATATGCGTATCGAGCGACTTACCACGAGCCGCCAGTTCTTCAGTCAAGCTCGACACCCGGTTGACAAGGTCCTTCTCGCTGGCAGCGGCTTCCTTGAGCGGGTCGACGTGGGGGCGAACCGGCCAAGTCCACTCGTATGATACTTTCGCGGGAGCGGTTCGAAGTGTCGGGCTGGAGAACCGGGCTTCCGCCAGCACGAGATCGACCAGACGATTCAGCACGCCATATGACTTGTCGGAACCGCTCAGCCAGAACTGGACGAATTGGACAAACCGGGCCCATCCCTGGCTGTCGAATCTTGCCGAGGAGTAGTTGTGCCGGCTTGCGTCGGCCTGTGCAATCATCAGCGGCATACGGATCGGTCGGGCGATTTTTCTCTGTCTGGCCGCCACGTAATCAGGGTATTGGACCGGCGGAAGTGCGGCGTTTTGCGTGAACGGCTGCCATCCAGGAGGCACCATTTTGATCGTTCGCCGCTCGAATTCAGTTGACTCTGGAGTCCCCCATGGCTCTGAAGCATCTGTCGTGTAGAGCAAGCATGCCTGGTCTGCCATCAACCGAGCGGCATCCTGGATCTGATCGTCGTAATCACGAAGATCGGCCGCAGACGAAAGAGACGAGGTGAACCACGGATAGCCGCGGGCCTGCTTCTCTTCTTCGGAAATGAATTCGTGAATCACCAGATCGGCCGGCCACGGCTCGACTTCGGTCGTGTACCCGTTCGCCGTGTATTTCGCGAGCCAGTATCGGGCGGGCCGGTCAAGCTCGGTCGTCTCGTACTCCACGCCGAGAACCATGCGGGCATCGCCGGTCAAGTCGACCGGACTCTGTAAATCGCGGGGGTGTTTTGGCCTCAGTCGCATTTTGACCGGACCATCTGCCGTAGGATCGGTGGCGATCTCGGCCAGGAATTCGCCGCATTTCGGCAGATTCCCGACCCACATACGGAGCAATGCGGCGCCGGAAAGCGTACGGTCAAACGTGGGTGACTTAAACCACCCCTTCCATGTCGCTTCGGCCTCATCGTTGTAGGCGTTGTTGTCGCTTTGAACTTCGAGCGTCGGCCCGTCGGGCCCCACAACATCGTCAATTAGCGTGCCGACCATGCCGGCCAGGTCGCCATTTTGCCGGACTTCATAGGTTGCTCGGGAGCGAATAGTGCCTAGCGACTCCGATAGCCAATCATTGATCGGGACGTTGCTGGCTTCCGTAAGCGACCAATGGGCCTCGTTTAGCCGGTCGGTCGCTCCGGCCTCCCAGTGCCTCGCCATCCACAACGGCAGTGACTCGTATTGCCTGCCGCCGGCAGCATCGGCCGATACGACGAAGTTATCGCCGCTGGAATCCAGGATCATGCTCTTGCGTGGCCTGCTCATGACGTAGGCCTCGCATAGGTGACCTTGGACTGCGAGAAGACGCCAGTTGATGCCATCGACGCAGCACGCTGGAGCCCGCGGCAATTCTGAATAAATCGCTCAATCGCCACCCCATCGTTCCACGTGATCGCTTGGTTACCCTGACCAACCGATCGCTGGAGGTTGGGCGTCGTTGCCAACAAAAGCTGTGCTTTCGTGGCGGCCGCGATCGCAGACGCATAGTCCCCGCTGTCGAAAGCGGTAGACGCTGCAGTGTAGAGTGCGGTGAATTGGGCGATACTCATGGAATCGAGTATCGCGGTAACGCAAGATGTTGCGGGATGTGAGGTTTACACGATCTGTAAACTACCGCAGGTTACTGCGATGCAAGGCGCAGATGCGTCGTAAGATGGCGTGCGTCAACGCTTTTGAACGTCTTGTCGCACCCACGACAGCGATGATACCGAATCCGTGGCAGACCTGGCTTGGGCCTTTTCCCGCTCGATACGATCACGGTATCGGGACAGCCGCAATGCGGACATTCCCGCACGGGGTAGCCGGAATCACGGGGAGGCTCCTCATTGATGTCGATCATGCTGGCCGGCTCGAATTCATCGTCAGCATGCGTTTCCTCCTCCGCCGGAGCCACGGCATCCTGGGGGAATTCACGAAACGCAAACGGTGTCCCGCAATGTCGGCACGTCGCCCGCCCTTGCATAAACCACGACTTGCCCAACGGTGGAGACTGAGTGACTCGCACGTCGCGACATCCACAGCGAGGGCACGGCGGACCGTTTGCTAAATCAAGCATGACGAAACTCATGACGCCCTCCGTGCTTTTTTCTGAGCCTCGAACCATCCGCCAGGCTTCGGCAGATGCCCATTGCTAGACAATGCACGTAATAACCGTAGCCCCCTCATATTAGCCGCCACATCCGACATGTAACTCGCATCTAAAAAGTGGTTTGTGTCGCTCTTGACATGCCACCGACGAACCAGTACGCCCTTGACAGGTTCCTCAACCTCAATCTCGGCCACGATGTGCTTGGCGTAGGAAAAATGTTCGATCTCGTATCGACCGCGTCGCTTCACTGTCTCGCTCGCAATGCCGTAGATGAGCATCGTTCCGGGCTGGTCGGTCGCCGTCAGCCAGCGTGCGTGTTCCCATGATTTCCAGTGGTCCGTGTGCATGCAAACCAGCCAGACGCCGTTGTTCTGCCGACTAAGGAACCAGTTGTCACCTGGCTTTCTGTCACGGCTGGCACGAACAACTGGCGAGAAATTCGCTTTGATGCATCCGGCAGACTTTCCGAATCCCATGGCCGGTCGACACGACAAACCAGACTCCCGACAGAACGCATAGATGGCGTCTGATTTGTATCCGGCGTCGATCAGCGTCAAGTCTACCGGCATCGGCTGGCCATCGATCTTCCGGTAATTGCCAGCATTTGCGGTCTCCATACGGGCACGCAACGCTTGCAGAATCGCGTGTTCCACGCCGACGTCTTGCCCGAGCGTTGTTCCGGCGACGTCCTGAACGCCCTTGTCGATCACGTAACCAGTGCCATCGGGCTTCCACGCACGCACCACATAATGGAGTGCGTACTTGCCGACGTCGATACCCTGTGTGATCAGGTTGCAACCAGGAGGCACCACGGAACGCTCGTATCCGCTCAAATGCTGGAGGATTACATGGGACGTCAATCCGGATTCAACCGGGCCGGTTTCCTCGGGCGGATCGTTGTCGAGTTCACATTGACAGAACTCGGGCGACTTGTCCGCCATTTCGTTGTAGTAGTGCTGCAGGGCCGACACCTCGTACCGGCTTCCGTCCGGCAACTTCTCGTCGTTGAACCGATTCGGGTTGGCGACCAGGGCCCCGGCGTCCATCTCGGCGCGACGCGAAAGGTAAAAGCGGTGGGCGTCTCTTGCAAACGGATCGGATGCTTCCCCGTCGTCGCCTACTCGCTGTTGGCACGTGCCGCGGAGTTGCACGTACTCGTCCCAGAGGTCTGACCGGGCAGGCGGTTCGACGAGATACCGAAACCGCTTGCCTTTCCACGATGCCTTTTGTGCGGGATCGGTATACCGATAGCTCACGGCAATTCGGTTCTGGAGCGTCGTAAGCATCACGCGAGCGACGTTCTTCTTCTGGCCACCTAGGGCACCGAGTGCGTTGTCAATTCGGGCTTCCAGCTTCTTCGCCTGGTCGGCACTCCTGGCGGTTTCCTCCGTGTCGGGATCGTCGATGATAACCACATCGGGCCGCTTCCCCTTACGCTTCAGCCCGCGCACTGCCGCGTCTAGGCCACGTGTGGCAATGATTGCACCACGCGACGGAGAACCAGGCACCGCCGGCAACACCACCTCCTGACCGCACCAAGAGAATCTGGACGGGACCCGCTCGAACGGTTCGCCCGTGTCGAATCGATTCCCGGTGACAGTCTGGTAGTGGGCTCGATTTGGGGTGTTCTCCAACGCCCTGACCGGAATGCATGCCTCGGGGTAATCCTCCGCCAGTAGATCGTTGTTTTCAATCGCGTCCCGAATCGATTCGAGGGAATTTCCCGCGGCTGAGCCAGTAGCCGCACAGAGAACGGAAAACGACACCATCCCCTGGAGCGTGTACTTGACGATCAGTCGCTCGGCCAGGGTGGTCTTGCCTTCTCCCCGGCTAGCCGCAATCGACTGGTCCCCGCCGTACCGAATGGCGTGCCGGATCGCCGCTATCATCTCGTTCTGCTGTCCTGTGAACCTGTACGTAAACGGATCGGCCACGTTGGACTTCGGACCGAAGTAGAATCGAAGCCATGCGGCGTCGTCCTTCTCATATCGCAGCCGACGCCTGCGGTTCTTCGCTGGGAGATCGGGAATCAAGACGTCCTTGTCTGACGCAGTCGATGCCCGTTTCCGCTGCCTGTCCCTCGATCGCCGGTCGTCATCACTATTCAACCTTGGCATGATTATGGTAACCGCTGCCGACTTCAAAAAGTCGCGGCGAATCATTATTGGCTCCAGGTAGCCTAGTGGAAAGAGGGAGTATATGTTACTTACGCAAACTGGGGGTGGGAAAT